TCGGTTATGTCCCTGAGCCGATACGCACAACCACGGGGGTTGCACGCTGGGGCCGGTGTGCATGTCCGCCCGACGGAAAGCCTTAACGCCCCCTGCAATCTCCACCTTGAACTTTCGGGTTCGGCCTCAACAGACCCGCCACACGACTGGTGAAGCCGCCAGATAGCACGGGATCAGCGAAGTGATCTCCCAGCCCCCTCCCCGGGGACCGACTGGAACCAAGTTCTTTAAGCAAGACGGATAGTTGAGCTGGGGTGACCGGGGAGCCGGCATCAGCGGTGAAACGAGACAGCATTTGATTCAAGCCAGTGACCGACGCCAGTAGCGGGTCACGGCGGAAATTTTCACTGATGCACCTGGGCGACCGGGTGCATTGGGAAAACAACCGAACATCCCCGACAAGGAATAACCCCATGCAAGCAAATCAACTGACCACCTACTCCCGTCTCGGCTTGACAATCAGCAGCCCTGACGAGGCTGTTGTACTGAAGCTGGCGACACTGGCAATGACAGTCGATGCGGCGCCGGCCACTTCTTCGGCTCCGGCCATCGGCGAATACTGGCCCGGCCGGGGCGGTGTGTATGTGGGGATCCGCCACTACCCTGACGGACCTCACCACCTGATCGTGGGTACTGAAGACATCGGCAAGTTCGCCTGGGGCGAGTACGGAACCGAGACCGGCGCCACGAGCCGTACCCACGGCATCCTGAACACCACCACCCTGCTGAAAGCTGGTGGTTCATTCCCCGCCGCCGAGGCAGCAGCCAACTACACCGCTGACGGCCATCACGACTTCGGCCTTCCTTCCATTGGTGAGCTCAACCATGTGTGGCAGTACGTGCCGGACCTGATCACCGAAGGCGCCTACTGGTCGAGTTCGCAGCGCTCCGCCAACAACGCATTCAACATGACCTTCGATGGTGGCGTTCAGACCTACTTCGGCAAGGGCCTCGAGCTCCGCGTCCGCCCCGTCCGCAGATTGCCAATTCATTGATTCATTTATTGCTTTTCATCGCAGGTGAATCGCGGGGCCGCTCAGGTACGAGCGGCCAGGCCTGATACGTGCCGGGCGGTGCCGGCCACCTGCATCTATCCCCTGGCGCCGGAAGGCATGCCCAGGCCGTATCGGACTGACACTTTGCACGGAGCCTGCCGAGACTGGGAGCGTAGCCGTGATAACGGAGTGTCAGTCCGATGCGGAAGCGGTGTTGAAAGCTGGGTTGAACGCTTCGGCGGCCCTGGAGAAACACAGGTTAATAGGGCGCCAGCTTTAGCGTGGTTAGCCTCTCCGAGCGGTCGTCCCGAAAGGGTCCGCTCTCGCCGGGATCGCGTCCGGCCTTCTGCATCAAGTCCCGTAGAGCCCAGTAGCAGAGGGACTCAAAACCCTGGGCCACGGCCAGCAAAGGCTGGCGCCGGAGACGTAACCGGCAAGCCCGGGGCCCACTACGCATCCCGCCGGGAGGGAGCCAAAAGGTAGCAGCAGCCCGCACGTGCGGATTTATTCAACAGGTGGCCACTGCCTGCCCAGTGAGCGAACAGCGGAGGGTTTGCAGCCATGTAACAGATAGCCAACTCCCCGACGCCTCATGCGCCCGGTAGTTACGTAGGAAGGTGAAAGCCCGGTTTCGACTGGGCTTTTTTATGCGCCTCTATTCGTCAGCACTCGCCCCACGCCCAACGGCAACCAGCGGGAAGTATGAGTGTTGACGAATACAGGTGAACCCACAGAGGACTCAGCGATGTGTACTTGCAAACAAGATACCGAGGCTCGGCTGCTTGAAGCTCTGCCCGCCGAACTCCCGGAAGGCTTCAAGGGCTTAAGTGCTCGGCTGACCGGCTACGCAATGATGTTTGGCGGCCAAAAGGCGCAGTTCAAGCAGGTCATGCCGATTGAAATCACGTATCAGGCCCCGACCAAGGCTGGCGTGATGAAGAACAAAAAGAAGTCGATGAGCATGCTGGCCAACTACTGCATGTTCTGCGGCGAGAAGTACGACAAGGACGAGCCGAAAGCCGACGCCGCCTAACCCCAAACACTGGAGGTCGCCATGGCCGCGACAGTTGATGTGGCCTGCGACTGGTGCGCAGGAAAATTCACCGCCCGCACCGCAGATCGAAAGCGTGGCTGGGCTCGTTTCTGCTCCAAACCATGTAAAGCCAGCAAGCAGGCCTATGGCGCCAACAAAGCATTTTGGGAGAAGGCCAACCCAGGCAACAAGGCATCGAAGCTTGGGCGGTACGCCGATCACCCAACGCGGTACGCCGATCATCACGATGATGATGAAGACGAAATCATGTCTGGCCTTTCCGATATGGATTACGGCGCCAGTGATGGCGGCGGCTACGAATCAATCAGGTGAGCCTGGAGGCAATCATGAACGCAGCACTGGATATCTGTCAGGCCATGCACGACGCGAAGTTGCCTCCTGCGGTCAGTGAGACGCGGGAAGAGGTAGCGCGGGCTGAGTGGCTGTACAACGCGGCAGAAGACCTGCTCCGAGGCGTGGACGTGAAGTTCCAGTGCCGGATGCGCCAGCCCCAAGGCGTGACCGTGGCTGACCTGGCCCTGGCCGTGGATGAGCACGTGAACGGCCGTCTGGCAGACTGCAAGGTTCACACCCCCGCCCTGGGCTGGCTGCTGCTCTCCTCGGGCCGGCCAGACAAGAACGCCATGGCCGAACTGCTCGGCCCCAGCGACCACCCGCTTGGGAAGCTCGGCGAGATTGCAGAGGGCCTACTCCGGCCCCTGGTCGATGACGCCCTGATCGCCCAGGCAGAGGACGACGCATTGTGACCATGTCGCCGCACGTCCTCATCGGCCAGGAGCTGGAAACCCTTGAGGAGCCAGAAACGCCGGCCAGCTGGTCGGTGATGATCCAGAAAACAATCAACGAAATGATGCTCGACGGACGCATCACCATCGAAGAATTCAACCACTACTGCGGGCGCCTCAACAAGATCGTTGCCAGGCGCAAGGAGTTGTCATGAGCACTGCACCGGTTAAAACGCTGCTGGATGAGCAGATCGAAGAGATTGAGCGCTGCCTAGCGATAGTAGGCGCTGGCGTTCCGCGTGAAATGCCAGTTGCCGTGCTCCCGCCAAAGCTTGTGGCGGCTATCAAGTCGGGGCGTATCGCCGTGAGGGCTCGCCAATGAAAGCCCTCCCCTGGATCCTCACCGCCGCCCTACTCATGACCATGCTGGCCTACACCGTGGTCAAGGAGCGCTCAGCACCTTGCCGGGTGCCTCAGCTATCGCAGGTGCTGCGATGATCGACATGCGCGGCTCAGGCATCGTTCTTCTGCTCTGCGCCGCCTGGCTTCTCGCCAGCGCCTACGCCGGTCACATCACCCAATAACCCCCTTTCACAGCGCCCCTCTCCGGTGGCGCGGAGAGATAGTCATGTCCAATTTAGCGAAAGTAGACCGCGATCAGGCTCCGGTGGTTGCCAGTGAATCGGCAACGATCCTGAGCGTGATCCAGCGTGCCGCCGCCGACCCTCTGTGTGACATCGAAAAGATGGAACGCCTGATGGCGATGCATGAGCGGATGCAGGCGAAGACCGCAGAAACAGACTTCAACGCCGCGCTGTCCCGTGTCCAGGGTGAGATGAGGCGAATTGCGGCTGATGCCACCAATAACCAAACGCGCAGCCAGTACGCCACGTACGGGAAGCTCGATAGCGTTTTGCGCCCCAAGTACACCGGCGAGGGGTTTTCGCTGTCTTTCAGCACTGAGCCGGCGCCGGAAGGAATGGTTGGCATGGTGTGCTTCGTCAGTCATGCCGGTGGGCATACTCGCGAATACCGTGCGCACGTCCCGTCTGATGGCAAGGGTGCCAAGGGCGGCGACGTAATGAGCAAGACCCATGCCTTCGGGTCTGGCACCTCCTACGGCATGCGCTACCTGCTGAAGATGATCTTCAACGTCGCGATCGGCGAAGAGGACGACGACGGCAACAGCGCCAGCGGCGATGACTTCCGTGAGGCGATCATGGCCGACCTGACTGCAAAAGTAGCAGCGGCGCCTGACAAGGTCCTGCTGCAAGAGGCCTGGCAGTCCGGGCTGAAGGTTCTTCACGCAGCCAGGGATGCCGCAGGCGCAGAAGTGTTGCGCGACGCCGTCAACAAGCGCAAGGCTGAACTGGAGGCCGCGAAATGATCCTGATCAACTGCGAACAAGGCAGTCCTGAGTGGCACCAGGCTCGCTCGGGCTGCATCACTGCCAGCATGTTCACCGTCGCCAGGCAGCGAGTGAACGGGCTGACTGCCCAGCAGCAGATTTATGTATCGGCGCTTCTTGCCGGTAAGCCAGAGACTGATGCCCGCGCCGAGGCTGAATACAAGGCCGCGCCCAAGGCTGATGTGGTGCGCCGAGCGCTTGCCGGCGAACCAGTTGGCGAGCCATCCGAAGCGGCCATGAATTATGCATTCGGCCTCGCTGTTGAGCGCATCAGTGGCACCGCCCTCGACGGAGGGTTCGAAACCTGGCAGATGAAGCGCGGCCACGAACTGGAGCCGCAAGCGCGAATGGAGCATGAACTACAGACCGGCCTGATGGTTGAGCGCGCCGGGTTCGTAACCACCGACGACGGTGCATTCGGCGCCAGCGCTGATGGCTTGATCGGCGAGGATGGTGGCAGCGAGTACAAGTGCTTCCTGGCGCCCGAGAAGCTGCGCGCCTTCCACATCGACAACGATGCCAGCGGGATCATGGATCAGGTGCAGGGCTGCATGTGGATCACCGGCCGCAAGTTCTGGCATGTGGGCATGTACTGCCCGGCCCTAGAGCCAGTCGGCCGACAGCTTTGGTGGAAAGAGTTCCAGCGCGACGACGACTACATCGAAAAGCTCGAGGAAGACCTGTGGCAGTTCAAGCTACTGGTCGACGAGTACGAGCAGAAGTTGAGGAGCACAGCAGCATGATCAGTACCGAACTCAGCATGATCCAAATGCTCGACCCTCGGCGCCACGAACTAGCCCTGCTCCAGGAGGCGTTCTTGAGCAAGGGAGGGGCTATTGCGGTCCTTCCCAGTCCAAGCTTCGCGCCGCCACCGCCGCGGCATGAGCCGCCGCCCAGGAAGGTGAAGCCAAAGGTCAAGGCCAAGCCGGAAGCCTCGGTATGGCTCGACAAGATGGCGCAGCGGGACATCGAGCGTGAAGAGCGGCAGGCTCAGCGGGAAAAGGAAAGGGTCGACCTGATCGAGCGGATTCGGAACATGGCCGAAACGATGACCTATGCACAGGTGATATCGCAGACCGGCATGGCGCGGCGAACGCTCCAGCGAATCGCTGTAGAGAATGAGTTCAAGTTCCGGCCAGCTATCAGTAACCGCCGCCCGCAGCGCACGACCGAGGCGGACGACATCAAGCGCGCCGAGCGGATCAGGGGCTTCAAGGAAATTGGTCTGTCCCGATACCAGGCCATGAGCCAGCTCGGCGTCACCTTCAAGACCTTCAACCATCTGTTGGACAAGTTCGGCATCGACTATCCAAAGGCCAGGAAAGGGCCAGAGCCGGCCTGTTTCGACAAGAAAAAGCAGGGGTGACGCATGGCTGCAGCTCAGAAAGAACGCTCAGCGAAGACCGCGGCGAAGCGAAAGAGCCGCGGCGAAGAGGAAATCAGATTTCACGCCATGGCCGGCACCCGCCAGGCATTGGCTGAGCTGATGGCCTGGTCCGGCATCGAGGAACAGGGCGAGGCGATCACGCTGATGATTCATCACCTGCACGGCCTGGGCCCGGGTGGCGCCCTGCCCCTTCTGGAGCCTCCGCGACACGAATACGTGATACCCGAAAACGTGTCGCGCAAATTGAAACTTGCCTTCGCCCACGAATCCCTTCGCATCTGCCACGACGAATAATCAAAAACGCCGACAACCCGGTGACGGGTCTGGCGTCATCCCGAGGAAACTCCATGAAAGCTGAAATGGTGAAACTGGAACACAATGGCATCCACTTCAAAGTGGCCCGCCCAAGGCTGGCAGAGATTGCAATCGCCGCCCTGTTCGTAAGCTCTATCCCGCCAGCGGCGAATTTCACGCCCGAAGCGCCGGCCGCCATTCCGGCCCTGGGCGAGTACTGGCCCGGCCAAGGCGGCATCAACGGCGGCCACGTTGCCGCTCGCGGCGATGTCCCGGCGCATTACCTGATCTTCGCTGCGAGCGATGTCGGCGACCATGAGTGGGGTGGCCGTGGAGTTGAGGTGAAAGGCCTCAGCAAGACCGACGGCCACACCAACACAGAAGTGCTGTGCAACGTTGATGACAACGAGCACCCGGCCGCAAATGCCTGCGCCGAGTACCAGGCCGATGGTCGTCATGACTTCTACCTGCCTGCCGCCGCCGAGCTGTACCAGGGCTGGCTGAACTGCCCCGAGATCTTCGCCCAGGACTGCTACTACTGGTCGAGTTCGCAGCGCTCCGCCTACTACGCGTTCTACGTGTTCTTCGTTGATGGCGGTCAGGACTACGACGCCAAGTTCAACGAGCTCCGCGTCCGCCCCGTCCGCAGATTCTTTATTTAATCCTTCATCCATTCGTTCTTGATCCGGCACCGGGCGCAGCAGCGCCTTTTTTGTTGCCTTCGAAAAGAGGAAAGACCATGTCCGCAGTAGCTCAAGCAGCACCAGCATTGACCATCCCGGAAATCGGCCAGCCCTTCGGCGGCGGTTTCTTCTCCGGCATCACTCGTGACCCGGCCACCGGCAAGCGTTACCTGAACATCACCGCCGGCGCCGAGTATGAGCTGGTCGGTGCCTGGGGCAAGTACGGCGAGAAAATCGACGGAGCCGACAGCTTCACCGACAGCCGGGCCAACACCGAGGCCATGGCTGCCGCCGGCAGCGAGCTGGCGCAGAAGGTCCTGGCCCTGGACATCGGCGGCTTCACCGATTGGGCGATCCCAGCCCGCGACGTGCAGGAGATGCAGTACCGTTACTTCAAGCCAACGACCGAAGAGAACTGGGCTTACGGTCGCAACGGTGACAACCCCAACAGCGAGCCGGTTGGCCTTCTGTACACCGATGAGTCGCCGACCCAAACCAGCATCGAGGCCTTCCAGGAAGACGGCCCTGAAGCCTTCCAGGATCGTGCCTACTGGTCGAGTTCGCAGCGCTCCGCCGACAGCGCATGCGGCATGTACTTCGATGATGGCACTCAGGGCACCAGCGTCAAGTTCAGCGAGCTCCGCGTCCGCCCCGTCCGCAGTCAATTGATTGATTAATTTGCTTATTTAATCCGGCCGCTTGCGGCCGGTGGCCCAAGGAGGGCGCGCCGATGGCGATGCACACGGAGTTGCAAATCTACAAGGTTTCGATGGGTCTACTCCAGATGTCTACGAACCTTACCCGAAACATTCCCCGCGACCTGAAGCAGTCGCTTGGCAAGCGGGTGATTGATGAGTGCATCGACGTGCTGATGTTGATTGCCCGGGCCAACTCGACCCGGGACAAACATCCACACCTGACCTCGCTGGTCGAGAAGGTCCAGGTCATCGAGTTCCTGATGCGGCTTTTCAAGGAAAGCCGCTTTATCAGCGTCCCGCAGCATGCCAAGGCAATCGAGGTGACCACCTCAATTGGCAAACAGGCGAACGCCTGGAAACGCTCCACCCCAACCGCGCCCGCCACCTGAGAGTTACGGCTTTCTGGTCTGTGCGAATTGAATCTGGTCGTGCCGCTGGCCTTCGGGCCACCGCCATGCGCACAAGAGATACCGCCGGTCTAAAGCGTCCGTGTAGGTCTCGCGCAGTTTCCTCGCTGATCGGCTCCGCCTTCGGCCTGGCGACGTAGATAGCACGATAGGTCGCAGCGCTCCGCCAACAACGCATTCAACATGAACTTCGATGATGGCAATCAGAACAACAACGACAAGAACAACGAGCTCCGCGTCCGCCCCGTCCGCAGATTCGAACGTTGGTCCATACCCGTTCAGCGATCTTGTCCAGGCTTATTACGACTGCCGACGCTCCAAGCGCAACAGCGACAGCGCGCTGGCTTTCGAAATGGACCTGGAACGGAACCTGATCGAGCTGCACAACGACCTGATCGCCGGCACATACCGGCCAGGCCGCTCCATCTGCTTTGTGGTCACCCGACCGAAAGCCCGGGAAGTCTGGGCAGCAGCCTTTCGGGACCGCGTCGTCCACCACCTGCTGTACAACCATGTGGCACCGCGCTTCTACGCCAGCTTCATAGCGGACAGTTGCGCGTGCATCCCGGGGCGCGGCACGTTGTACGCCGCAAAGCGCCTTGAGTCGAAAATCCGCAGCGCCAGCGAGAACTGGTCGAAGCCGATTTTTTACCTGAAATGCGACCTGGCGAACTTCTTTGTCGCCATCGACAAAGAGGTACTGCGTCGGCAGTTGGCCGCCAAGATCACTGAACCCTGGTGGCTGGCCCTCGCTGAGCAGATCCTGATGCATGACCCTCGCGAGGATTACGAGGTGCGCAGCCCGGCCCATCTGTTCAACCGAGTGCCACAGCACAAACGCCTGACCGCGCAACCTGCCCGCCTGGGCCTGCCTATCGGCAACCTGTCGTCGCAGTTCTTCGCCAACGTGTACCTCAATGCCCTGGACCAGTTCGCCAAACACCAGCTCGGCACCAAGCACTATGTCCGCTACGTCGATGACTTCGTGTTCCTACATGAGTCGCCGCAACAGCTCAACGCCTGGCTGGCCCAGGTTGAGGCGTTCCTGCCCAGCCTGGGCGCCAGGCTCAACCCCAGCAAGACAATCTTGCAGCCGGTTGACCGGGGCGTCGACTTCGTCGGGCACGTCATCAAGCCGTGGCGGCGCACTACTCGCAAGCGATCCCTTGCTCAGGCCCTGAAGCGAACGGCCCAGGCGCCCGCCGAGGATCTGCGAGAAACCGCCAACAGCTACTTCGGCTTGCTGAGCCAAGCCAGCCACAGCGAGAAAGATCGGGCGGCGCTGGCCCGCGTCGTGCTGAAGCGCGGCAACACGGTCAACGGCAGCCTGACCAAGACCTATCCGAAGAAATAAACCCACAAACTCGAATCACGCCAACCGGCGAGGCCCTCTCATGGAAATTACATACGGTTCGGTGTGCTCCGGCATCGAGGCTGCGACTCAAGCCTGGCGACCGCTGGGCATGCGCGCAACATGGTTCGCCGAGATCGAAGCTTTCCCCAGCGCCGTCCTGGCCCACCATTACCCGAACGTTCCTAACCTGGGCGACATGACCAAGCTCGGGGCCCTGGTACTGGCCGGCAAGATCCCGGCACCCGACGTGCTGGTCGGCGGAACGCCATGCCAGGCCTTCTCGGTCGCCGGCATGCGCGAAGGCCTCACCGATCCCCGCGGCGCCCTCACCATCAAATACGTGGAGCTTGCAGATGCAGTTGACTATGTTCGCGCCGGCCAGCGAAAGCCCGCCAGCGTCATCGTCTGGGAGAACGTCCCCGGCGTCCTCAGTGACAAAGGTAACGCCTTCGGATGCTTTCTTGGCGCGCTTGCTGGGGAAGACTGCGAACTGCAGCCTTCAGGGAA